AAAGTTACAGTTGGATTACCACTAAAATTAGCATGTGCAGGTGCTTGTAGTCGTAAATAGTGAGCATTATTTGATTCACAATAAAAATCTACATAAGACTGTGTACCACCATTTTTAATTTTAATACCACCTTGTTGAATAACTACACCGTTTGTAGAGCCACCTCCGACTCCTAATGATGTTGTTATTTCGGTAGCTGCTGGTAAACCTACAGTAACTGTGCCTGAACTTTCTGCTACTTCTACTTCATTAGAAGTTCCAGAAAATGTTAATGTACCACCTAATGAAATAGCAGTAGTATTTGAACCATCGCTAACTGTTATACTTGAATTTGATAATTTACTATTAGCAATAGAACCTGCTAACATTGCATTAGTAATAACTCCTGAACCAATTACAAAGTCTAATGTATTATCTGAATCATCGTAAGTTACAGATATACCTGTTTCAGTATTAGAGCTAACCATAGCTCCTACAGTATCACTAATTGTTTCTGCTAGTGTTACACCAGCTATAGTAATTGCATCGGCTTCTAAAGTTCCGTCTATATCTGCATCACCTGAAATGTCAAGTGTAGCTGCATCTAACTCACCACTGATAGTTATGTTTCTACCACCAGTTATATCTTTGTTTGAATCTGTAACAATAGCTTTAGAAGCTTCTACAGTTCCTGCTGTTGAAACATCTACATAGTTAAGTTCTGTTGTAGTAGCTGTAACACCATCAAGTAAATTTAATTCTGTAGCTGTGCTTGTAACACCATCAAGAATATTTAATTCTGCAGCAGTACTTGTTACACCATCAAGTATGTTTAGTTCTGCAGTAGTTGATGTGACTCCATCTAAAATATTTAACTCTGCAGTAGTACTTGTAACACCGTCAAGAATATTAAGTTCGGCTGCTGTAGAAGTTACACCATCTAATATATTTAACTCAGCAGCAGTGGATGTCACTCCGTCTAATATATTTAGTTCTGCTGCAGTTGATGTAATTGTTGTTCCGTTAAAGTCTATTGCATCTAAGTAAGCTACACCATCAATATAAATATCTTTCCATTGTTGTGAAGAACTACCTAAATCATAAGTATTATCATCATCAGGAATAATGTTAGAATCAACATCAGCACCAAATACTACGTTATCAGTAGCTGCATCACCCATAGTGATTGTGCCACCGTTAAAAGTTGTAGTACCAGTTACTGTAAGATTACCTCCAACTGCTACGTTCCCAGTCGTAGTGACAGAATCTATATATGCATCTTTGAAATATAATGAACTTGTACCTAAGTCAACATCACTGTCTGTTATAGGAATAACTGCTCCGTCTTGTATTCTTATTTGTTGTACAGGACTACTAGATACTTCTACATAAAACTCAATGTGATTATTTGTAGTATCAATTAATACTTTATTGTTCGGAGAAGTTTCTCCTGCATCACCAATCAGTCCTATAACAGGTCCTTCGGCTGTAGTGCCATCGTGTTTGTGCCCTGTAGAGTTGTGAAAAGCGTTTACAAGTTGGTTAAATTCGTTATTAAATAAAGCAGCAGTGATTGTATCACCGTCTGCAAACGAACTTTGTCTAGTGTAACTTGCCATTATTTATTCTCCGTGTATTTTGTTTTAGGAATTATTTGTGATATAAGTTTTTCCTGTAGTAACTGCTGTTGTATAACTAGACTTATCTGATGAGTCTCCTGCTACATCAGGGTCTGTGTAAGTTAAAATAAGTTCGATGTGGTCAACATTACGTTGTACTCTGTCGTTTATTTCTGTTTGTGTCATACGTGTTACATCATATGAACCAC